TTTATTCCCCCCTTTAATATCAGCAGCATTTTTAGAGATTTGCCCGGCGCCTACTGCGACCCCTCCGGTTTCTGAATTATCCGTGTTTGCATCACTGCTTCCAACACCAAGAGGTACGCGACCCTTGCACCATAATTCCCAAGTCCCGCCATGTTTGTCTCTCATCTGTGTAACAGATATTTCGTTAGCAGCTACAGTGAGATATATAGAGCCTATGTCATGACTTTCTAAAAATTCATTTTGTTTAATTACTTGATAATAAGTTCCATCCCATTGTAGTTGCAATGTATTATTTTTTTTCAAGTGTCCGTATCCGGCTGCGGCGTTGTTGTATCTTATCTGTGCTGCGCCAAGCCCATTTATATTTAAGGTCGGTGTTGCTGTTGTATTTGTTGTGGTAAATAACACGCTAATTATTGTAGATGTATTTCTGGTATAATTTTTTATTGTTACAATCTTTTCCACTGTTCCTGCAGCGGTGCTGCATACTCCAAATATTAATCTATTTTCATTCCATGCTTCTCTTTCTGCGGGTATTATGTGCGTTATACTGTCTTCTATATGAGTTTTAAGAGATTCAAATAATTCATTAATTGCGCCAATAATAGTTTTTACACCTGTCAATAGCGTTGATCTTGCGGCGCCAAACCATGCCCATACTCCGCCTGATGTGATTAAATTTTCACTGTCTAATGTTGGTTCGGTATCCGGATTATTAATTTTTTCTACATGGGCTGCGGTTACTCCTGATTGTATAGCAGCATTTTCAGCGGCCGTAAACGGTTCATTGTTTATACCAAATTCAAATTCCCATTGTCCGTTGGAATATTTGTGTCGAGTTTGTCCGCCTGTCCACGGATGCGGAGCGCCTTCATCGCTCAAAATATTACAGTAGTCGTTTTGAGTTGGTATGTATTCAACTCCGCCATGATAAAAAACTGTTGCTGTCGTTAATGATTCGTGAGTTGGAAACGGCTCTCCTGCTGCCGTATAAGTTACCCTGTTCGCCGCAATGTTGCTTATACTCGAGTTGACAAAATCTTTATCTGCGAGCTTATTATCCGGGTTTGCCTGTGCCGGTATCAAGGGATCATACTTTGCTGTAATTTCATCTTTAACCTGTGATGGAGTTTTATCTGTGTCAAAATAAATTTCTCCGCCCTCAGTTACATTCGCTGTTACAACCTGGCTACCTGCAATGGCGCCGTCGATTACGGCAAGCCAATCCGGGAAATCAATAACTTGTTTTGTATTATCCTGTAATATATTTTTATGCTTATTTGCTTTAATCTCATTGGTTGTGATTAATTCTATATTTATTTTATCGTCCTCATTTTTTCGCGTCTCTGCTTCCAGCCTGTCAGCTTCCTGCCGTTCTGTTATTTCTGCTTCTAATTTATCATTTATAGACTGATCCGCGTTTTTTCGTTCATCGGTTTCATCTTCTAGTAATTTTTTATATGATTCGAAATCCAGTAAATGCTTCTGTAATTTCTCCGGAAGCCCTTTAATATTTTCAGAATCAAAATATTTTAAGTCCTTCCACCTATCCTTACCGTTCCCCAGCTTTGCAAGAAGTCCGCCTTTCAGCGTTTCTTCAAATCCCCAAACAGACTTCGGTAGTTTTGGATTCGCTTTCTCCCATTCTGCAGTGGTCCCTATAATGTTTTTTGTCAAAATTTTTACGCTTTCTTCTTCTCTAATCATCTTAATTTCCTCCCGGATTGGTTTTGAAGATCTTTCATGCGGAGGAAATTAAATGTATTGATTTTATCAGCATCGGAATTCCGGCGCATAGACACTCCTCGCGCGTTCTCATACGCGCTAATTGGTTTGTCTATTGACGCCGAAATAGTCAATAGGATGATTTAATTCTATATTAAACAAATAATCTTGTCAAGTGTTTTTATCGTTGTACAATTTTTTCAAATGGCCAGCCTAAATCATATGTATACTTTTTTAATTCCATTCCAAACGCCTTGATACTGTTAGTATCTCTCAAGTTAAATATTTTTACATTCTCTATATATTCATCTGGCAATTCATTTATATATATTAAGAGAATCATATACATTGGAACATCATTCGAAGGAACACATAAACCGATCAAGCCATCATCTTTTTTATCTATTATAAAATATGCGTTATCAATGTATAAATTATTTTTAGTTACATCAACCATAACAAATTTATATTTATCAAACATTGAAGATGTTTCTTTAACAAAAGGTACATCCGCTACATTTTGGGAAAATAAATTCTGCACCGACAGAAAAACAATTAAAATAATTAATATATGTTTCATTACTAACAGTATAAAACATATAATTTTATAAAGTCAAGCATTTCCGATGTTCTATTTTTTGCTTCTTTGCCCCATAAGAGCCTCCGGATACAGTTCTATTTTACCGTCCCCATCCCCAATACCGGCAGCGCGTAATAATTCCTTTGTTCCTGATACCGGCAAACCTAATCCGATACCGACCGCCTCGGTAAATTTCTGGGCTGCTTTGATAAATTTTTGTTTTTGTTTGTCCGGGTTGTCTTCGCGTATGGCATTTGCAAGGTCTGAAGTACCTGTTAACGCCTTCTCAATAGACGGGAATATCCCGGAAGATCCCCAATATTTAGACTTGCCGGTTATTACCTGTTCTGATGTAGAATTCACCAACGAGCCTATTACCGGTACCGAATCCGTAAACTGCGTCAGCGCGTTGTATAATAACCATGCAGACCAGTCTCTGTTCTTTTTTTCATCCTCGCCATCATCATCGTGCAAGAATCCCAAACAAATACCTGCCATGACATAACCTGTAACCATGCCGACAATAGTACCAACTTGCTTTTCTTTTACAGCAAGCGGAAGATCATAGCGCAGATTCTGCCAGATAACATTTAAAGATACTTGAAATTGCAAAACAGCAGAGACAATTTCATTACGGTTTTTAAAAATAGGTGCAATATCGGCTGCGCGTGATGACGGCTGCAATCGCCTTACCATATCGTCAGCGCGGGCAACCGCTTCCGCGTCTTGCTGTTGTTCATTCATAACTTCAGAAAAAGCGCGGTTTACTTTGCTTTCTTCTGTCGGCAGCGCGTCTGTCCATTCTGCGCCGTGATATTTATCCAGAAGTTTTTGATACTCCGTTTCCTGTTCTTTCGCGACATTACCCAGTTCTTCCCGATACTTAGCAAGCCATCCTGGAGCCACGGCAGCCCAGTCTATCCATTCAAGTCCCTGCATGCCTAATTTATTAAATTTATTAATTTTACCCATTATTGGATTTTTATTATTTTCCATTTGTTCTTTAATAATTTTTATCATTGGATCAAATTGACGTGTATTCATAAAGACAGATTTTTCGCGGATAAAATCATTTACTTTGCCGAATCCCGCAGCAACTTCCAAACAGGCAGGAATATAATGCAGCGGAGATATTTCCTGCAAGTACGGCCAGGGAGATGTTACCGCCTGTAATAAAACACCTGATGTTTTCCATGCAAGATAAGCCGTTGCTGTTTTACCTCGCAGTGCGCGTACAAATTTATCTAATTCCGAACGCTGCCTTGTCGCGTTCGGGTTGGCAAATTCCGCGATAGTATCTTCAATTCGTTTAGTTGCAGCGTTTCCCCAGCGATCATTAATCGTTTGTTTTACGGTTCTTGAATCCTGCCCCTTGAATACAAAATTGAGAGAACGCACAAGCGGAGCGTAGGCAAGGAAATGTTCGGTATCGGTTACGCTCTGCGCCCATGTTTTATATAAACCAAGCTCGATTGGCGCCTGATGGTACGGCGATATATTAATACGTTTTTCACTCCAGCCTTTACTTACCCATTTCTGACCGGCGCCTGATATACCAAGCAGATCTTCAATAACACGATTCTGATTCTCGTCGCCTGTCTGTTCGCGCCTGTTCATCGGCACATAATCGCCTACACGCCACATCGGTTTATTGAAAATTTCTATCATAGCGCGGTTTAGCCGCTCGCCATGGTGATCATAATCCTGCCCGATAACCTTTTCCAATTCAAGATATTTTTTATTTTCTTCCTTTGCAAAAAAGCTGTTTGCAAAACTAAGTATAGCCATTAGGCGCGTATGTGCGACGTTTCCAAAAGCGGAAATATCTTCAAGAGTTTCATTCCCCGACAATCCTTTATAATGTTCTCGTTCTTTCGCATTACTCAAGTTCCCATACATAATTGCTTTACGTGTTTCTTCATTACGCACTCCGCGGACAATATATAAAAGATCGTCAACTGTCAATTTCCCGTTACTGACTCTACCCATATCAAGAAATATACTGTCTTCTTTTAATCGCTCAAAATATGGAATGCTTACTTCTTTGTACAGCTCGTCAATTGTTATATTGTTATCCTTCATGGCTTTATCGACTAACATTCTACGAGCCGCTATTTGCCTCTCTCTGGTATTAAACGCGTTATTCTCTCCCCAATATAAAAGACTTGTAAAAATACCTTTACGGCCGCCGTCCATCGCCGTAGTAAAGCGCCGCAGGTTTCCGTCAAAAAAGTTATTAAAAAAGGTGTTCTTTTTATCGCCGCTTGCGTACTTGCTCAACACTCGTTTTTGTTCTGCTTCTTTTCTTTCCTTTTCTTCCGGCGTATTGTCATCTTCAATTCTAAGCCCGGCTTTCTCAATACCTTCGATTATTTTATCCCGGTACTGCTGATAAATAATCCGCTCTGCTTCTTTTTTTGCGCGAAGTTCTTTACGCCCTTCAACTGTATACAGATCAACCAGCCTGGCAAGTTCCTCTGCTTCCAATATTGTCCATTCAGACAATGGTTTATTTTGGACGCGGTTATAAAGTTCAGGTCCAAGAGCCTCTTTTATCTTTCTCTCAAGTTCGGCGCCAATAATATAATGAACCTGTCCGTTAATAACTTTTTCATCGATATCCAGTTGGACGCTTTCTTCGTTTTCCTGAATAAGTTCTTCAAGTCCCAAGTCTTTTATAAAGTCAGCTTTCGGCATTAATTTAATAACCGTTTTTTTATCCGCGGTAGTAACAAAGTCCCAGCTTTTGTTAAGTATCGCTAATAATTTATTAGCCTTCTTTTCACCTACATCTTCAATAATACGTTCCCGGAATTGTTCATCTGTTTTCCATTGTGACCATATTTCCCGCAGCATCGGACCTTGAACGCCGCCAATCCACTTGTTTGCGCCTTCAATGATAGAAGGCTCAAATATGCGCTGTATTGTTTTTATAATTATCGCATGGTCGTAAGAAATATTTTCAAAAGAAACATTGCGTGTAATACGTCTTATGAGTTTCCGTTTTATTTCTTTTAATGCGGCAATAACACGGCGACGTTTATTTAAACCTCTTTGTTTTATTCTCTCTTCCGATCTCGCGTCGCGCCTTGCAAGAGATTCCCGGACGTCCGCTTCAATACCAAAAGCACGGGTATAATCATCAAAAGCCTTCATAGCCTGGTCAAAATCGGACTTGGCAAGGTTCGCCTGTTCCTGATAAGCGCTTGTTATGCTTATACCGTCTTCAATCATACGGTTTAGTTTGTCCTTTTCTCCGGAAAGCTTTTCTTTAGCGGCAAGCATTTTTTCATAAAGGCTGACCATTTTTCTCTTCGTGCTGTTGGTCATTCGCGCGAAGTCTTCGCCGATTTCAGTTTCAAGAGTTTTTAAAGCCTTACTTGCTTTTTCATATTCCGATATCTGTCCTTTTTCAAAAGCAGCGATCCTTGGATCGTCCATGGTAATTTGACCGCTTTCAATTTCTTTTTGCAGTACATGATCGCCTATTTCTCGCGCGATTTCTCGTAACTTCGCCATGGTGTCTGTCTTAACAGATCGAGGATCTGCGAGACGCGCTGCAGGCTCACCGTCTTTTATTTCCGCAAGGTCTTCAAGAAAATCCTCCTGTTTCATAATCTCCGCAAATACAGAGCGGAACTCGCGCGTTCTGTTTCGTATATAATTTTTAAGCCTGTCATATTGCGATGATGACAATTTCCCGATAGAGTTTACCTGCGCAGCCATACCGGTAATTGAGCTTGAGTAAGGCAGCTCCGCGCGTATCCTTCCCTGAAGCCGCTGTATACGGTTGTATTCGGTACCGTCTTCACCCTGCACCGGTTCTAGGGATTTATCGTTGAGAATACCGTGCATGGTCTTAAGAGCTTCTTCAACATATTTTTTATCCGCTTCTTTATAGAAACGCTTGTCAAGTTCCTTTGCTCTGGAAGTACTTTCCTCATCATCCTGGAATAAAGTATTTGCAAATATTTTTCGCGCATCATTCCAGATAGAACGGTACCAGGCATTATCCGCTTCAGTAGTTTCGCTCTTATTGATACTGTCCCGGAAGCCGCGCCAGCTGTCATGTTCAGTAGCACTTTCGACAATATCGTTATCGAGTTGGAAAAAAGTATTTTTTCTTTTTGGATTCCATGTACCTCTGTTATAAATTGATTTTATTTGTTCTGGAAAGAAAACTGCGTACTCATAAATTGTTCCATCTGATTCTTCTCCAATAATTCCATCGTAACCGTCCGCTATTAGAGTCTCTCTTATTTCCATGAAAGCATTATCTGTAAGACCTCCCTTTATACCTTTATAATTTGAATAGTTTCCTTTATAAGGATTTTTCATGGATAGATATACTGGCATTTCGATATCACCATATTCGCAATAAGGATCGCTCTCCGGCGCAAAAAAGAAAGCTGGTATTTCTACCATACGCCTTACATATGATAAATTAAATGCAGTGAAATTTCTCATTGTATTGTGGTATACAATTTTTGGATTTCCATTTTTGTCTACTACCTTTGAATCACCAAACCATTTTTTGAATTCTTCAGTATCTGTAGGTGTTGCTGTTTGGAATAATGTCTGCGTAATGTTTATATCGTTATCGTCAAATATAACGTAATTATAAGAACCGCCTCCGGCTTCTTTAGGACTTTTGTTGTCAAAGTAACGGATACCTTTTATTCCTTTTTCTAAAAGCCACTTAGATGCTTCACGAGCGTTTTTTACACCGGGAATCCATCCGTAAAGATGTTCTCCCTTTGCTTCTAATTTAAATCTTTTTTCAAAGTTATCAGCTGCTGGTTTTAGAATATCTTGTATTACCTTGGATTGTTTTTTATACAGTTTATTCCAATCTAATAATTCATTATCATCTGGTATTTCGGCTTTATAAAGATGTCCTTTTCCCTCTTTATTCACCTCCTTTCCATACCATTTAGCCACTTCTTTTTTACTAGAGAAATAATGACCATAGCCAAAAGCTTGCTCTCCGTATCCGCTGTTAATGTATGAATTATCAAATTTATTAAACAGTTCAGAGCTGCCATGATATGCTTTCTGGAATAAAGTTAATCCTCTTTCAATGAATATCTGGTCTTCTCTTGATACGTCTTCAGTTTCTTCTAAAAGAAAATATCTATCTTGTGTAGAATAATTTCCATAACGTTCGTATCTCGTTTCAACATTACGCGCTTCTACTTCTCCAGCAAGCCTGTGATATTGTTCATAAGCTGTAAGCCCGTCAAATTCGCTGTCTGGTATATCTCTTGTCTTTTTCCATTCCTCTCTTGCATTTTGATATTCTTCCCATGCGGCTTTGGCTTCCTCATCTTCTTGTATTAGCGCCATTGCTTTTCCGTCTGTGTCTTCGTTTCTATTTATTTTTCTTGCTTCATTTTTTAGCCAATGTGGTATTCTTTCCCAAGCGCGATCTCCTTTTGATTCTAAGCTTTGTAATAAGTCGAGTTTGTTTTCTGTTTTTTGATTTTTAAAATATCGCGGGCTTCCACCTTCGGCAAATCCTTCTTTAGATTGGATGTAATGTTGTATTTCGTGAATTAAAACCTTTTCTATTATCCCACTTTCAAATGATGTAAAAACAATATTAATTGAACTGTCTTGTGGATCATACCATCCGGCTGCTCCTCCTCTCGCATCCACTTTCCTTACTACAGTATCTTTTATATATGGATATGCTTTAAATAAATCATCATTTTGTACAAGTTTCCCTAGTGTTGTTTCCTCATCTAATTCTTCTGTCATTCTAATTAATTCTGATTCATTTAATTTTATATCCGGTATCTCATAACGCCATTTACCGTCCGCGCCGCGCTCCCATCCAGTTGCATGTTTAATCTTTAAAATTTCTGCTTTATCAAGTGCGCCATCGGGATCTGTTTCCTTGATAGCCTTGTATTCCATCTTTCTTGCAACAGCAAGATTGTCCAGCCTATGGGTTGATTCCTCGGCTCTATCAAGAGCGGCAGCTCCCATCTCTCCAATAATCTGAAAGAACGTCCCTCCCGCTTCATCTCTTGCAAGCCCGGCGTTCTGCATGGCGGCTTCAACCCTTTCAACCATCGGCGCAGATTCATCCGCGATAATTTTGCTGTTACTTTCGCGTATCTCATCCACTTTCGCCTTAATGCCCAGGTACCTGCGCAAGATGTCGTCTTTGGAAGTGCCGCCAAACATATCGTCCTGTCCGCGCGCTTCCTCCTGCAGGACGGCGTTAAGCCCTGCCATCATGTCCGCGAAAGCGTATTCAGTTTTCTCAAGCAGCCTGCCGGCAAGTTCAATCTCGATGTCCGTGGATATCTTCTGCCCCATATCCATTTCGGTTTGAGCCGCATAATCTGTTATGCTTTTATATTTTTTCTTGTTAGTCTGAATTTCCACTGCAATACTGACAGCCTGGTTAATCTCGGGAATAACTCCGTATTCGCCAAGCGCGGCATTATCAACTAACGCGGCAACGCCTTTAACAACACGCTTTCTAATATCCGCGGCTATTGATAAAGAGCGGATTGAATCCTCGTTTAGAACGCCGCCAAGCATAACGCTTTCAAGAAATTCCCTGCCCGATGAAGTAATACGTTCCTGCTGCTTTCCTTTAATTGATACGGTTTCCACATAGTCAGGGTATGAATTTTCAGAAACAATCCCTCTTTTCATCAAGGATCTGTAAATCTCTGTGGCTGCCTGCGTATCTTCATACAGATCAGTTATACTGTCGTAATTCCCCATGGCAGCGGAAAACTCGTTCCTCATGTCGTCATCGATGAGATAAGACATTTTAATCGCGGTTTCGATGGGAGATACGCTCTTCTTTCCGGAGCGATTAAACTGATCGAAATACAAGGGAGTATAGGCAGCAGGCGCTTTCACGACAAAATAAACTGTAGGATGTTCATACTTCTCTATATCTTCCTGTGTGAATCCCCAGCGTTCCGGACGCGATTTAAGGTAATCGATATATTTTCCGTCAGTGCCGTTTTTCGCGGCAATACGTCTTGAAATATCCCTGTTATTCCCGGAACTTGTAATGCCGTTTGTGTCAACGATAATCCCCATACCACGCTGATCGAATTGCGACGCCATGCGGATGGCGGCATTCTGGCTGAATCCGCCAGTGTAATCGCGGCCAACGTTCATGGACGTGCCGTTCTCATTTACCGGGAACCCTTCGCTAAGAGTATAATCCGCGTCAGGATTCACAGAAGGAGTGGAAATACCTGCAGCGCCAAGCTCGTAATGACCTTCAAGCACTTCGCCTGTTTGCAAGGTAATTTGATCTTCTGCACCCTTTACACGATCCGCAGCTTCCCATACATCTTTCGCCTTCTCAATTCTTTTTTCATTTTCTTCAGAATTTTTTTCTAAATTACTATTGACAGAATTTGTTTTTTGTTCGATACTAATAGTGGAGGGTGCAGAAATGTTTGATAGTTCTGTTGTTTCTTCCTCTACCAAATCCGATGACAGATTAACATCTCCGGTTTCAAGTGTAGAGGTTCCAAGTTTCGATGATCCTGATTTAGAGTTCGTACTCATGGACGGTGAAGTGTATTCAGGTGAATTATTTGCAGAAAGTTCTAAATCTTTTAATTTATTCAAAGTAAACTTTGATAAAACGCTTTCTCCTTCCCGCTTTAAAGTATTTGGTTCTTCATACAATGAGGGCCAGGCAATATCTCGTGAGATAGCTATAAAATGGCTTTCTGATAATAATGCTTGATATGCTTGATCGTAATAGTTTATTGACATATCCTTAAGAATAATTTTATCTGTTAACGCTTCCTCCTCTGTAAGGTTTCCCGCCTTTGCTTCGTTTTCTAGGGTTCTTTCTACTTCATATATTTTATGACCGTCACCTTTCTTGGCAGCAAGCATTTGTTCTGTATTTATTTGAACTTCAGCAATCATACCATCTGATAATTGAACATTAGTTAAAATGTCACGATAACCAGATTTTTCAGGTATTTTATACCTATCTTTTATTCTTACAACTTCATTGCGGCTATGCAATTCCTCTGTTATTTTAACAAGTGTTTGAATATCACTAACAACTATAGTCATTCCCATTACGTCAAGTATTTCTGTAATATCGTCACCGTCATTCAATTTGCGTTGTATTCCGTCAGCAGATTTTAATGGAAGCGGATTGTTTTTATTAGTAGGACGTTCAATTACCTTTGCGCCATATTTTTCTGCAATACTATTTACCCATGAACGAAGTTCTTCAATGTGTTTCTCTGCTTTATCTCTTAATTCCTGTGCAGTCGACACTCCAGTTTGTTTTGGTTTTAAATTTGATTTACCATCATTATTTTTATCAAGTAATGGCCTCTCCTCATTAAACTTTTTATTTTTCTCGTATGTACTTTTTTCGGAACGATCGCCTTTATTTTCGGCACGATTACTGGTATTTTCGGCACGATTACTGGTATTTTCGGCACGATTTCCGGTATTATCTCCCTTGTAAAGATTATCAAAAAACTCTTTAATCTCCGGAGACACGGCTTCGCGCTGGCTTATTGCGTTGAAAATTCCCTTAAGAAATTCCGCGAATTTCTCAAAAAATGATTTCATTTCCGGCGTAGGCGCTGCGCCGTCACGGCGCCATCTTTCAAGGTCTTCTGTAAAACGCTCTTCCTGTTCTACAGACCATTTACCATTCTTAACGCCCCAGAGTTTTTCAGCCTGCTTTAACATATCGCCCTGCAGGCGGCGTCTGTAAATGTGTCCCATTTCGTGAATGAAAGTTGAAAGATCTGCATTTTCGCTCAAATAAATAATCGCTCTCGCGTCGCTTTCAAGGTTTTCAAATGAAACGGCGCCTTTAATCTTGTGCCCTTCTTTTGCTGCGGCATAGATATCTATATTCGGATTGCCGGTAAACGCTTTTTCAAGACTGCCAAATTCCTGGTTAACATATTCCTCAAGAGATTTACCCTGCATACCGGCAAAATGTTCCCACTCCGCTGCCATGATCGCGTGTCCGGTATTATTCATCCGAGGAAAATGTCTGCGGAAATTATCAATTACGCGGTTTCTGAACCTCGCGCCGTCAATGTTTCCTGCGTCGGTTTCCATGTAATAATTCAATCCGCGGTTTTCCCCGTAAGGATTGTTATTAATTAAATCTTGACGGATGTTAATTCCGGCTTCAGTATTAGGATTCCAAACAAACTCTACGCCCTGATCCGCGAAACGCTCTGTAAACTCCTGCCATGCTTCGCGCCTATATTCCTGATTATCCCTGTCTGGACGCACATGGAACTCATCTACAATTACTTTGCCGTCTTTCTCATGGAATTTAATGTGAGCGTCAAGATTGTTTTTACTTTCAACTCTGGCATCTCCAAGTTTAAAAATACCGTCGTCAAGTTCCGAATATAACCTGCCATTCTGCCTGCGGTAGAGTTCGCCCATAGGGATAGGTTCGCCGGTTTCGTTGTTTGTCTTTTGTTCCTCGTATCCATCGCCAAGACCTTTAGTTTCCTTTATGCCTTCTGCGATGCGTGTTTGTTCGGCAGATATAATATCTTGCCGCCCTTCATGGATTTTAGATAACTCTCCGCTCCATTCTTCATCTGTCATCTTTCCGCGCAGCGGCGAATCCATATGGCGTTCTTTAAACAATTGCTCGCTGGGAATTGTATCCGCGTCAACGCGAAGTGTTTTATATGAACCGATACTTCCCACAGTATCGATGGTAAGTCCCGGAATACCCATAAACAGAGATGCCATAAACCCGGCTTTGCCTGCATTAGCGACACGCGCCAGATAATCATCCCTTTCAAGTGTTACACCTTCTTTCTGAATAAACGAGGCAAGCTCAACGCTTATGATGTCCGCGACTTCCTGAAACACTTCCTCGCTTAATTCACCTATGCTTTCACCCAAATACCTGCCTACAGGACCGGTAGCCATTTTTAACAAAACTCCGGAAACATGCAATTTATCAGATATGAAAGCGGCAGCACGTTTGGATATCGCCTGTTGTAAAGTGGCAGCTCCAGAAACCCTGCCTACAAGACCAGCCGTATTTCCAAGCGTAGATTCAATAGCCGCGTTAACCGCACCGGCTGCGATGGAAAGCGGTCCTGCTATTTTATGATCAACGCCTGCGGCATCAAGTCCCAGATATGCCTGTCCTGTCGCGCCTGACCAACCTGCAAGGAACGCTCCTGGCGCTCCGCCCAGCATACCGCCTGCTAAAACGTAGGTTGTATATAAAGACGATTCCGCCGCAAATTTACCGGCTTCAACGAAAAAATTTCTTTTTTGGTAGTCTGAAAATTCCTCAACGGTTTTATTTTCATTTTGAATTCTTTCCAGAATTGTTTTTTCAAGTTCTTTGTTATTGTATTTTCGCGCTTCAGATAGCTGCATACCAAGAAAATTCTTGCGCATGTTAGATCCAGCCACTGCGAAAGAGTCACGAATCGCGGCAAGGTTTTCTTTAGGAGTTCTGGCAGATTGTCCTTCAGGCCTTCCAATGATATATTCGTTATATGCCGGAAGGTTATTTCTTATTTTATCAAAATCTAAATCTATACCCAGTCGTTTAAAATTATCCAAAATGGTTTGAGCCGCAAGCAAATCATAAGCCTGATCTTCTTTTATAGTGCCGTTTTCAAGCGCGCTGCCAATTGCCGCGTATTGGTCTATATTAAAATTAAAACCATATTGTTCACGAATCTTTTGAGCGCGTTCATTTCGCTGCCTTGTCTCTTCAAATCTTTGTTCAAACTGTTTATCACGATCAGCTGCAGCATTATTGTTTTGAAAAGAAAGGCGTTCAATATTTTCCTGCGCCTGCCTGTTGCGTTCGTTTTCATAATTGTTTCCAAACCGGGAGAAAATATCACTCATCTATCACCTCTTGAAATACCCATCGACTGCCATTTATTTTTTAGAATTTCCTGTTCAGCCGCCGTTAATCCTTTCATTATCCTGTCCCAAACCGCAGCCGGTATTTGTTTTATGCTTTCTCCCGAATTTGGATTTATCCCTCTTTTCCAGAATTCATCAGGTGCAATCGAATAGTCACCCGGCATTTGAGCGTTCTGAATACGTGCTTTTCTTCTGTCCGGATCTTCCTCATTTTCGATGAGTTTAAATATTTCTTCCTGATGATTTACGGCTATTTGTTTTTCATGCTGCTTTTGAGCTTCGCCGTGCTGTTCTCTTAACCTGTCGGACTCTTCCTGACGCGTCTGGCTTTCAGTCTTTTTGAATTTTTCAGATCGATTCCATTCTCCATTGGTATTTTCTTCAATCCAGTAATCGCCTTTATCATCCGCGGCAAACTTGAACGTACCGTTTTCATCTCCCCTGCCTGTAATCTGGAATGTAAATTCGGCGGTTTCGTCATACGGACCTTCTTTAACATTGCCCATAACAATATTTGATTTTGGAATATGTGTAATATTTGCGAACTTATCCAAAGCTTCGCCTTTCAGATTTTCCATATACTTCTGATCACCGAATGTGTAGGTATTGCCCTGCATGGTGAACCGCGCCCACGGATGCTGCGCTATTTCATGAATCGCGTCTGCGAATTTGCGTTCGTCTTTTCCGCCTTTGTATTCGTTGCTGTTGTCAACAGTTTCGCGCAAGAATGATATTTTATCGCCGATCAAGAGTCCTACAATTCTTTGCGTCTCATTAAAAAAATCTTCAGGCGTCAATCTCTGCGCTCCGTATGAGTCAAGAACCCGATCCCAAAGATACATCGCAACCCTTTTACCCTGCTTATGGCGCAGCGCTCTTTCCTGTGGATCCTTCGGTTCGTTTTTCCATGGATTAACAATTGTGTCTAACAATTCAAGACCGGCTTTATAACCGGGATTTTCATTGAGCCATTGATCTTTTGCATCCTCCCAGAACCCGTGAAACATTGTTTCTTGCGGATATTTTAATTCGAGGTCATCAATACCAATGCCAATACCAGCGGCTAAATCTCCGCAGAAATTAATAAATGCCGATTTTCCTTCCTCTGCAGCAGTACGCCCTTCAGAAATATTGTTGAGAATGTACTGTCTATGATCTTTTATTATTTCTTTGTATATATCTTTTCTCGACCCGCTGCCGTCGCCGCCGTCAAGCAGCCCTGCAGGAAGCGGAAACATTCCCGCGATTCTAGGTTTATCGTCCGGATTGTAATTATTACTTTGTAAAGCCGCATCTCGCATTCTGACACCGGCATAATAATCCTGTATACATCCCATCAATTCGTTGTAATTTTCAGTTCTCATGGCGTCGTATGTTCGTCTGCGCCATTCATTGTCGAAAGTATCAAGCCTTGTAAACTCGCGTTTCCAGATATTTTTCTGTGCTGAATATTTCGCGGCGTCAAGTAGCGCCTGTTTATTTTGAATCCAGTCATCGATAATACCTTTCCCTTGGTGCTGCTTTAAAAAAGCGTCTTCAAAATCTTTTATATTTTTATCAATCAACGCATGAGCCTGTTCCACAGTTCCGATGCTGCTAATATCTATTGCAAGTGCATTATTAAATAAAGCATTTACGATTTTTGCTTTGTCATTTGCCGTGGTTATAGGATCCCAGCCATTCCTCTTGCTGTGCGATTCGTGCGCTTCCATAAGCGCTTCCATTTTTATATTTGTATCCCAATCATCAGAGTTATATATTTTATTTTTTAGGCCTTCATATTCACCTTCATTTCTTTTAAAACGCCATTCATCCTGTTTTAAATCCGCGTAACTTTTCGCATGTACCTGCGCAACCATCTCATGTTGTTTCATTTGGTCATGGTAATTCTGTGAACCGTTATTCCCAAGCGCTTGGGCGTATCTCTGCCCTATAAAGTTATTCATTTTACCGAGATATTCATCGCGGCGATAATTGTCATCATATTCATTATCTCCGCCGACAAACGGGTTATCCCGCTTCCAGTTCTCGATGTCCGTCAGAATTTGCATGGATTGAACTTTAACATCCAATTCATTTTTTTCTCTGAGTTTTGCGGTACCAACTCCCATCCATTGTTGTGCAAAATAAGTCGCTGCGTCGAAAGCGTCCTTTACCGTTGCGCGTGCCATATAGACTCCTTAAAATTTATTTCGATTCGCCATATTATTAGCGGTCGAACGGCCATATTTGAAAATATTTTTCCAATCCATATTATTCCAGTCCGTGTTATAACTTAACTGATGAATACCAGCGCCAAAGTTGAAGCCAGAAATGCCGCCGCCAATAATACCGGCAGCATAATCCAGGAAAGTGTTATTATTAATATCGTTTAAATAGTAATCAAAATTATCCTGGCCAAGTTCATACATTTTTTTGTTATACAGATCTCCGGCTTCTTTCATGTTATTCCTGTAACCGCCGGTTTCCCAGGCTGCTTTCTCGTGTTCGATTGCCGCTGTTGCACGGTCAGCATTCTGGGTTGTAGCGGACAATGTGTTTGCGTCACTGCGATTTTGTACCTCCATTTGCCTATCAAGGTTTTTGGAAATATAATCTCTTGTTAATTGACTGGCATCGTTTCCGCGAGTTCCGTTCATACCGTCGTAAGCCATAGAAGCGCCTATCGCGGAATTTGTCTGTATTTGCGCATCCTGCCCTGCGTACGAGCGTGAAAGCAGATGAGTATTGAATTGATCTGAAAACTGTCCTAGGCTGTCATGCAAAGATTGTTTTTGCATACCAAGCTGCCATAACGCTTCGCCTTTCTGAATACCGTACTGGTTATCGCTTAATTCATTTTGATACTTATACTGTGCCTGCGCGTTTTTGCGCTGCTGCTCGATAGAGCCTTTTTCTCTTTGCCGTTCCCTGGCTGTGTTTATTCCGCCAAAAAGTGCGCCCACCGCGGCGCCTGCCAGCATCCACCACATAATTAAACCTCCGCGTAAACCGAAAGGATATTACACCTGTTCGGCTTGTCATGTATAATTTCAAACTTTAGATCCGTTTTCGAACCATCAAGCATATTTACTATTTCTAAAACTCCATCTATCGGCCCATCGATATTACTATTTCCGGTATTCCAGATAAAAGGAACGTAGCTATCAAGCAGCCGTACGAATATACGGGTCATTGAAACTTTTTGCATTTTTTCATTTTTAATAACCGGCATGGACCGCATAAAGCTGGTATACGGGTACCCGATATAACGCGGATTTTCATCATCTGAAGCAGGCGGCAATTCATCTGGATTATCAAGTTTGTATACCTTGTTTTCTTTTTCGTCGTAAACAACCGCATGGGCTCTGTAGAGAGCAACAAGAATAATTTTTTCATCGTCACTGTTAAATTTCCACTGCTGCCAGCTGTCAAGGTAAACAGATCCGTCTTCATTTAGCCTTTCAAGGTAATAATCGCCGGACCGTTTTACAAGCATATAAATATCATCATTTCCATCTTTGCCGGGAATGACAGCGCAGCTTTCTATTTTGTCTGTGATATCACGAATTAATTTTTGAGGTGTAACAAACTCTCCCGGATGGCATTCACCGAATTCTTCATAAGACGCTTTAACTTTTTTGTTGTGTAAAATAGTAGCTTTATCAATTTCCTCTTGAGTAATAACATCTTTAATTGTTTCGCCTGTTGTAATGCGGGCCCATGCGAAAGTGCCTGTCGCGCGTTCATAAAGTAAAGTTACGACTTGTCCGTCCTCGCGTGTAACAAATAATTTCGTGTAGGGAGACGTAGTATAGTCAAATTCTTTAACGCGGCTTTCGTGGAGCATTTGCTGTGCAAGAAGCGTCATATTATTGGCGCGGAAATGGTCGAATTCGTTAGGGTAGTATTCGATAAGGCTTTTTCGCCCTGCGGCAAAGAAACAAGTGGCAGCGCCAACAGGCTCACCCTGGATACTGTCGCTGCCGTATCTTGATACAGCGACAGCCTGCGTATTGTTTGCATGTATATCGCCCGGAATAATCCATTCCGCCATTTCCGTCCCGATAATAATACCGCGGTTTACCGCCAGCCATTTAATTGCATCATTTGTGCCTGATGCAATCTCGAAGGTAAAACCGTCGTCAGGCGTTGTAATGTAATCAACTACACTTTCTTTTTCAATTGAGTAGAGCGGAAAAATAAAAGAGCCCGATGATAGATAATCGATTTTATTGACAATATCATGCGGCTTTCCGTAGTAAACCATTTCCGGATTATTTGCTAAGGGTCTGTAGCATAATACGTCAAGCGCGTTATTATTATGATCTTTTATATATTCAAAAAATTGGTTTATAAAAATATCATACATCGATTCAACGAAAGCAAGCCCTAACAAACTATTTGTATTTAATTCATTTAATTTAAAAGCCGACATTAGATATGTTTTTAAATATGCTTTCTCGTTTATACATCGTTTTATTTCTGCGTCTGATATTTCGAATTCTTTAATATCTTCGTACTGATTAGGAGTTGTTCCGGATTCTACAAACTTTTCAGCCCCATATAGCTGTAATAAAACTTTGCATATTCTCTTGCCTTTACCGAATTTTAATAAGTATCTCCCCCCTCGAAATAAACCAAAATATTTATCTTCCGAAATAAAATATTCGCCGGACCAGGAGTCAATATTATAAATATTATCTCTCCAGGCTTTACATGCATTAATATTATCCTGGCTAAAACCGATTTCTAGCAATTTGGTAGAAACCCATAATCTGGTACCGCTTATTTGCAATAGTTCGGTTCCTTCTTTAAAAAACCTGTGGTCTATATAATATTTTTTATTAGGATTCAGCTTTGACAATTCACCTGGATCTACATTAATAATATCCCGTTCATTGTTATCAATCCTGCCTTCGATAAGAGCATATTCTTTTTTTTCTGCTATGTATTTTTTACATGTTGAAAAATCGCTGTAGTCGCCAACCCTGCTTGCAAATATTCTCTGGGGGTTTGAGAGGGTGCCGGCAAATAAAAGTCTGTCATTAAAGAAGCAGACAGAACGCGGATAATTATTTTCCGATACCAGGTATTTTTTATCAGAATAAGTTTTATCTTCCTCCCCCTCATAAAGAGGGTTTTCTTTTCCGTTCTCATAAATTTTAATCCAGTAATTAATGCCGACAACGGATAAAAGCATAACGTTATCTTTGTATGTAATTAAAACGGGTCTGTAATTTTCATGGCATAAAACTATTTTTTCACAGTTTTGTGCGTATTTTACATCGTTTATATCATCCAGCGTCTTTACAAATTCCACATCCGAATAACTTTCAACAGGTATTTCAGTTATATTTTTATTATCAATTTTAAATATTTTAATACTTGTTTTATTGCCGGAGAATAAGGCAATAATAAATTTATCATCATGGTTTATAACAAACGGAATCAGTCGGCAGTCCCCTGGCATTTTAAAAAGCCTTTCTAACCCGCTGCGCCGTTTAATACCTCCTGTAGGGATAACGTCAAAATTTTCCAGATGCGCTGCGCCGCAGTGGTATTGCGGCAGATCGATACGACCGAATAGAGTTTTAGACAGTTCACCGCTTGCAAAGTTGGTTATTACCATTTCAATTCCTTATTAATATTCATGCGACTTGGGAAGCCCCAGAGTGTCTGCCCACCATGGATTACTGTCTTTTTTCGCAGTAACGATGCTTTTAGTTGATTTAATCGCGTCATTTTTTATTAATAACGCTTTCTGCATAAGAGTGTCATGCAGCCGCGGCTGTTGAGTATTTTTAATAGCAAACTTCGCGGCAAGGGACATCTCCAGCAGTTCCCAAAATTTAGGTTCCATGTCCAGTGCTTTATAATCCGGGTAGTCATCATCTGCAGGCGGAGTTTCATTTTCTAAAGAATCCTCTTGGATATCACCTGGACTGATTATTTCATCCGCGGCAATATCGTCCTCTTCCGGAGATCCGGGATAATTAACAAAACTAACATCTTCAGCACCCGGCTTAGACACAGCGGTTTTAGTAATATTTTTAGGAAAAATCTTTCCGTTCGAAACATAAAGCAGTTCCGCATTATTTTCGTTGGTACAGAGATAACCGCCTTCAATGATATAAAAAGCTTTTCCGGACAGTTCAATCGGCCTTGCGCAATCCTGCGGCAGACCGTATGTAAAACTGTAACTTGTGTTAGCGTAAGGGCGCCGTCTTCGAAGCAGACGCTTGCGCCGGCGTCCGGAGGTCCAAGGGACTTCGGATAAAAGTTCGAGATAAGTGGTAAGGAAATATGATCTGCATAAATCGAAAGTATATTTTTTATCTTTATCGAATTTGTCATCTCTTGATATCTTAAGAAAATTAATATCATTGCTGTTTAAAAGGCCTGCCGCATATAAAGCGCGGTTTACGAGATCGATTTTTATGTTCATAGAGTTTTCAACTCTGCGATTAAAGCTTCCCTTGCGTTTGTCAAAACACTTACAGTTTCAGGGACTTGGGCGAACAGTTCATTGTCATATCTGATTACGTTTATAGCGCTGTCAATTTCCTGTATTTTTTTAGTAGTGGTAATAATCTTTCCAATTCTGGTATCGTCGCCTTCAAAAACATTGGTAACTGTCATATATTTTCCTCTCGTTTAAAATGCGGCGCCGTTCTGCCAACGGCAGATTTCGGCTCGGCGCCGCGCTGTCAGGTAAATAAAATACGGCTAGCCGAAAGGCTTTCAACTCGCATGAACGCGCATCAAGGCGCGATTCTTAATTTTCCGGCCGCCTGCCGTTATATCAAGCGGCTATTCGCCGCCGGATACCTCTTCTTCCGCAATCGCTTCAAAATGCGGAACTTTCAATTTCACCGCAGAAAAGACGATATCACCAACTCTGCGGTACTTTCTCTTGAACGTGCAGTCCGTTTTTACACGGTACCTGTAAACCTTCTCTTTCCCGTCCGCTCCAAGTTCCGGCTGCTTCTCATCCGATTGCTCCTCATCCGATTGCTCATCCGGTTCCTGGCTTTTAGCGACCGCTTCAAAAAAGGCTTTCTTTTCCGGAGTCGCAGCGGTACCGTCTTTCTCAAAAGCTTTAAGGTCTTCTGAGAATGCGTTTTTCTGCGCCGGCGTCCAATTACCGTCTTTGACTTCATAAAGTTCTTGCGCCGATTTAAGCAGCTCGCCTTCAAGGGGGATTGTTTTACTGTTCACGTATAACAACTCTTTAATTGATTTAAAAATATTCATCTTTTAAACCATCCTTAAATGCCAAGGTGAGAGTTGATGATCGCCTGGACCCTCCCGGTAAAAATACCGGAAATGGCAACCTTCAAAAACTTGTACTTGGTTTTCGGAATAGGCAGGCCATAACCTTCGCCGATTATCTCTTCTGTTAGAACGCCGCTTTCGATGATTTTCTCGTAAGTGCCGCCTTCCGTATCGCTGCCCTTGAGCTGCAATGTCACGCCCGCCTGGCTTTCAATATTGCCTGCCGGCAGTTTGAGATCGACTGTCATGCGATCTGCAGAAGCTTTAACCAGATTGAGAATGTTCGGAAAATCTCCTGGAGCGTCCAGGGTTCCGAAATCGTTAAGCGCGTCATAATGAAATGTTGTATTGTTTCCCATATTTTCCATGCCCCCTTACATGACCTGATCTTCGGTGTATGCCAGAACGTCCATCTGCCTGCAGCGGAAGTTCCTGATATGGGTGATCGGTTTACCCCAAGGATCTTCACGCGTGTGAACCACATTGCCTTTATTGCTGGCAGCTTTATCGATTTTGTACAAAATGCTGTCGTTAGAGTACATTGCGTAAGTGGAAGCTCCTTTAGGCACCTTGTAGCTGACTTCGATGATCTTTTCTACAAGAGCATCGCCGCTCATGTCCTTTGTAATATTGGCAATGCGGATAACAGATTCAGGAATAATAACCGCAATACCATATTCAACAGAGAACCAGTCCTGATAAACACGGTATTTCTTTTCCGCATTGTTCGGATCCTGAATGGTTATAAGCCCGTTATCAATCCTTTCAATGCCTATGTTTTTTGCGCCCTTCGGGTAAATGAAATGAAACATTTCCCTGCCGATAGAGCACATATAAAGACTCGTCATGTCGTTATTGGCGCTCCTGCCGCCCGCGTCAAATGTTGTAATGTTATCGATTTTATTGCGCCTGACCATAAGCCCGTCGAACTCTTCGTCCTTGTCGCCGTCACCATTAATGATTGTTTCGCCCTGGGTAAGACCCATGCCTTTTACAATCGCAATGAATTCGGACCTGCGCGCCTGTTCGATGTTGCCTGTATGCTTCACCATGGAAGCGTCGACTTCCGCGTACGCTTCCATCATGGCGATACGGTCTTCGATTTTTGTTGTTTGCGTTGCGACTTTACCAACACCTCTGTTATAGATACGGTGTTCGCCGATTTTCTTGATGTCGCGTTGAATTGCCATGTTTCTGGTCCCGTTATTTGCTTCAAATGCCGGAACGTCAACAAGCATTTCGTTCGTTTCACGCATCAATTCTATGATGTGAAACGGATCAGGAGCGTTCTGTCTTTTTGTAAGTTCAAGAGCCGTCATCTGATCGTTCATATTCAATGTAGCCATTAAATAAACTCCTTATGTTTTAAACTGGATGGACCCTTCCTCGTATGCCGATTTATGGGAACCTCCAGCGCCTTTGCCTTTCGCGGCGCCGCTTTCCGCGGTCATCTCGCCGAAATGGATAAAGGCTTTTAATACTTCCGGGTTGCCAGACAGTCCCGCCTGTCTGATGAGTTTGCTCATATTCGGGCCTGCTGCCGCGAGCCCTCTTGTAAGCAGTTCCATCTTTTCTTTCGCTTTGGAACCGAACTCCGCCGCCAAGGCCTGCGTCGCTTCGTTTTCAGCCTGTAACATGGCAGCCTGCAGCGCTTGTAACTTTGCAGCCCCCTTTTCATTCAGGTTTTTAAACATCGCGTCAGCTTGTGCGGATGTAAGGTTTGCTTTAAAAGCAGCGTCGGCAAAAACCGCACCCTCGTTATCTTTCTCTCCAGCGAAAGAGTATCCGTCCGCTGTCTTCGGCCGCCCGGCTTTTTCCCAGAATGCGGCAACCTCTTCAGCTGTCGCTTTTTCTCCCGGGATTCCCCCATTTGCGGCTTTCGCGTCCAGCTCAAGGAACGCCTTCGCCAGTTCGCCGATCTTCGGGAACTTCGCAAGCTTTGCCGCCGACTCTGCGTTGGAACGCATTTCAGGTGGGAGCTGCTCGGCCCACGCGGCTAATTTAATCTCGCTTTCCGGATTAGTTCCCCCCGGATCGTTCCCCTTTTTGGGTTCGTCCTTAGGTTTACCTCCGTCCGCGCCGGCAGCGTCAAATGCGCCTGCTACTGATGAATCCGCGTTACCGGCTGCCGGTGTGCCGTTATCCGCTGAACCGCCTGCGGCGCCGCCGTCCGGCGCCAGCATGATGTTTAATCCCTTTAAAAGGTTTCTCATCATTTTATTAACCTCCTGCGGAAACGGCGGTCTCTGCGATAAAGTCCGTTAAGGCCTTTGTATCGCGTACCCCCAGCCGTTCCCGAATAAAAAATTTGGCATAATTATTAAGCGCCATATCTTTTTCCGTATGAATTTCTGCAAACATTTTCAGATCCGTAAGCAGCATACCCAGCGCTATTTTGCCGTCATCGGTTTTGTATAACCTGCGGCAAGTTTCTTTCATAATTTCGTTTTTCTCTTCAGGCGAGAGTTGTTTATTTTTCCAGAACGGTAAGCCTTTTTTGTTCATAACTTTACCCCCTTAAAATATTTCTTGATTGTTTCAGTAACAATTTTTGTCGCTCTGCCGAGAAAGTAACAGAACTCTTCTTGTTCCTCCATGTTGTCATCAGAGAAATCTCCGTTACAATGACGGATATTAAACTCCCTGGAAAAAGCGGCATGAGCGCATTCATGCGCGATTACTTCGGTATTTACATCTTCAAGATTGATAAACATCGTTCCAAACATATTCGGGTAACATTTCGCTTGTAAATATTTGCTTTCTATACACGGCATCGGGCAAAACATCCCCATAGTTTTTTCATCCGGAAGAGGGTAGCTTGGCACTTCTTTAAAATAATCTTTTATTGCAGTTATCATGCTTTTTCTGGTCGCGTAAACCGCAAGCCGAAAATAAACATGAAACCTTTTATCAGGCTGTATTTCAATTACTTTACTCATGTTTCGCATTTACCTTTAAAATTACTCACTGGTAAAACCCTCCACCGCCTGCCGCGGCCATTTGCTTGTCCATCTCATCGATGGCGCTTCCAGGCTTTACAGGCTCGTTAAGTTTCCCGTAATTGTTCATAAGGTTTTTTTGCTGTTCCATCGCCTGCTGCTGTTCCATCATCATCTGCTGCTGCTGTACTCGCTGCTTTCTTATCGCTTCGATATCCTCATCTTCGCGGATGGCGATCTGTGAGAAACCCATTCCCGAAAGTCCCTGTTTTAGCGTTTCGTCAAAATCGATTACGTCAAGCGACGCTTGATTCAACTGCGCAATGGATCCTATAAGTCCTATTCCTTGTCCAATTCCCTGGCTTTCGTGATATTTTTTCTGCGCCTGTGCAAGCGGACCTATAAAATCGACTTTCATCTCCGCGCCGGAACCTAAAAGCGCCTGCGGCGGCTGCGGCAGCTTTCGCTGCTTTAAAAGAATGTCAAAACTTCTCTGGATTATTTTCGTAAGCGGTTTATTAAGATTCACAATGAGGTCAGAAAGAACCGCCGCTTTCTCCCCCTGGAGTTCCATGACATAAGTCGCTGTTATGTTGGAAGGACGTTCGTTCATCAGTGCGAGGAAAAAATCTACATGAAACCAGTCCTTTACGCGGTTTTCTTTATCCTGCTGTATCTGCAAAGTGATGTTATAATTTTCTCCGGTATTGATAGGTTTAATTATTTGTTCCGGATCAGCGTAATAGTTGTATCCTCTGGGAACCACATTCACGCTTTCGCGCATACTTTCTGGTACATTCATCGCAGGTTCTGCGGCCTGCTGTGCTATTTTTATTTGCGTCTCGTCAATTATGTTTAAAAGTTTTATATCGTCAATTGCATGTATCGCAGGCGATTCCCCGTAAGCAGTACCGTTAACAGGATCCCATATAAAAACCGCGTAAGGAAAATCATTATATCCGCTTTCCAAAATAATGCTGTCTTCGGCGCCTTCCTCAAAATAAATGGAAGCGTAAGGCATTTCTTTCGATGATACCAAATCATCATCATGTTCCTTTCTGCCGTATACCGCATGAATTATAATTATTTCGTTATTCCATTTCTTAAAATCTTTAAAATCTTCCTTGTGTTTTTCAGATAAATTATCCAAACCGAAAAACTCTACAGCATTTTCTAATGTCATTGAAAAACGCCTGAATACGGTATCAACTTCATCGTATTCGTTTATCCCGAGATACACTTCCTGCGGATTCATGGTTGTAAACCTCAATCTGCCGTCCGACAGCTGCTCATCAATAAGCACTACAGAGTGTCCGTAAGTCGCCGCAAATTCTATAGACTTGGATTTTTGCGGATACAGATTGCTGCGGTTAAACTCCGCGTACATGATTTTCTCTACAGATTCCAGCCAGTCCTTTACACCGTAACTGTTAGTTACTTCGTAATTCTCAAGCCCGAGTTTCAGCCAGGCGATGTTCGGCGATATCGAATAGCCCGTAATGCCGGACCTTAATGTCTTTAAAAAATTTGTAGGCTTGCTTGTAAACCTTTTCGGTCTCTTTGGAGTTTTATCTGCTGTATCATCCCAGCTTAATATAGACGGTGCAACCCATTTCTGAACTTCCTTCCAATCGCTCTCGCGTTTCCGGCGTTCAGTTTTCAGGTACTCGAATTTGGAATTTAACTTATCCAAAAACTCTTTTTTACTTTTATCCATCGTTCCTCCCTGCTATGCCAGCATCGCGTACGGATCATAACTGTCCCCGCGGTTTTTCGTCCCGAAATTCCAATTCCCGTTCTGCTTGCGCAGCCACTTTACAGGGCTGTGCGCGAAGTCGCTCATCATCGCGTACCGCGATTCGTCGTATATGTGGTCTTCCAATTTTGAATTGACGTCTTCCGGGTTGCTTTCATCCGGCGTAAGTACCGGTATCGTCCTTATAAAATCAACGCAGTGGTCAAAAATAAGCAGCATGGGTTTCTGGTCTTCGCATAACGTCTTTAATCTCTGGTGGAATATCGATAAACCGTTTATACGGTCCTTATTCGCCTGTATCATCTTGAATCCAGCGTCTTCAAATATTTCCGCTTTCGACGGACCGTCTCCGTCTTTAGACCACATCGCAGTGTCCGCAACCATCTCCGTAACGCCTTCAAGCAGCGCCATCTCCCAGCACTTAGCCGCGATATCCTTCGTAGACATCTTCACGCCAACATCAACTTCGCCTTTCTCGCAGCCGTACCATTCCCCGTATCGAACCATCCTGCCTTCGGAGTTTACAGCCCATTTCCCAAGAGAGAAGGGCTTACTGTATCCCCAGTCAAACGCAAAAAACTTTTTCCAGACTCCGCTCTCAAGCGCAAACGGCTTTGTAACGTGCCTGTCCCGCCTGAACTCGTCAAATACCTGCCCCGCGAAAATATCCCAGTCTCCGTTTCTCATCGCCCTGTACAGGGCTGTAGGCAGCAGCTTCATTCTTTCTTTGTATCCGGGATCGTTTTTCATTAATGCAGGATTATCTTCGAGCGTCGATGGTATAAAACACCTCGTTATAGGTACGTCATTTGTCTCAACAGTATTGTGAACCTTGTACGGCTCGTATCCGTCAATGAACCTTGCTTTTATCCACGCATGACCGACGCCGCCGGGATTTCCGGACCCTCTCATATAACATGGAACGCCGGCAGCGCTGCGACAGCGCGTTATCATGTATCTCCAGGCGAAGTCTGTAGGGTAGTTTCCCAGCTCATCAAATCCTACCCATGTGTACTGATGCCCCTGATATTTTTCTACGTCCTTTACATGCTCAAGGTACCGGAACTTAATCGCGCTGCCGTTCGGAAATACATACGTTTTATTTTTTTCATAGAAACGTGCTCCAAGCGGCTTGTATATTTCATCCGCGCGCTTTATTAATTCTTCAAGTTCCGCGTAAGTCCTGCGAAATAATATCCCCTGCCAATGTTTTCCGTATTCATTTACTCCGGCATAGAAGTCAAGAAGTAGAAAATCACTCTTACCACCACCCGCGGCGCCGCCGAAAAATAATTCAAACGCAGCGCACTGTAAAGCCAAGGCCTGCTTGTAATGCGGTTTCCATAAAACTTGATTTTTCTGATCAAAACCTGTCATATTTTGAGGGTTTTTACTCATCTAAAACCCCCGTATTCATAACTTCATACTCCGCGTCCTCTGCCGCAGTTGCCGCAGGCGCTTCCTGTTCTCTTAATGCTTCTATATCTTTTTTGGTTAATACAACAACAGGTATAATACCGGCACTGCTTCCTGTGGCGCGTTCTATTCTGTAATAGTTCGCCAACATCTCAATCGCTTTGTAGCGGTCCTTTAACTTTATTTCCTTCCCGTACTTTCCTTTCTTTATGCCTTCAATGCATATCGCTAAATCGCCTAACTCTTGCAGGCTGCCTTCCTTGCCGTCTTCGTTCTTTGATAGCAGTTCTCCATATTTGTTTATAATGTCTGCGGGATTGTAGTAAGCGAGCGTTTTAATATAATGCAGCAGCCTGTACTCATCTAACCGATCTTCATCGTCCTGCTTCACGCGTAACAGCGTATTAATAGCGGTTTTTATTTTATCATTGCGCATCATCCTCGATGCGTTCGACTGTATCGATGAGTTGGCTAGTTCTTTTCCGGACCTTGTAAATGTTTTTATATATGCCGCAGTAGCGTTGAGGAAACATGTTTTATCTGTGCAGAAATTTATTACAAACTGGCGCTGACGGCCGTTAAGACCTTCATCCCATAATACTTCAGGCAATAAGCTTTGCTGGCCGTTCCGGTCCACAGTCCCCACCTCACCAATAATGCGTTCGCGATTATTTGTGATAAGCGAGGTCTGCCGGATTCCCGGCTGCTTATCTTATATTATTTATAAAGCTTATATATTTTTTTGTCAATAAATATCATTTTTTTTATAATAATTCCCGCAGTCGCAGCAAAGCTGGACTTATGTGTTAAAATACTTTTTTTATATACGCTTTATTTTTTCATATATTTTTAAATATAAAAATAGTTTTCTACACAAAGTCCAGCTGTTCAGCTTTTTACTGCGGTAAATCATTGCATTATAACAACTTATATTAAGCTGGACTTGCGCTTTTAAGTCCGGCAGAGTCCAGCTGTCCAGCTTCTTTTTCTTTAATATTCTCCATTTCCTCTATATTTTTTTCGAATTCTTCCTTTCTTCTAAACCCAAAAAAGACGAAGACAGGTAAAAATTTGTCAAAAAGCTGGACTCTCCCCATAAGTCCAGCTTGTGAATGCTTGAGTTGTTTTTATTTTTCTCGATTGTTCTTCCGGTTGCGGATGTGTTACCCGCCGCCCTTGTCAGGTAGTGGAGGATTCACAGGATATTTTAATTTTATATCTTCGTAATACCAAATACTGCCTATGCGCTTTTTCTTTACGTTCCGATGTAAATGTTCGCTGAACTTGTTCTGTCCCATCACCTTGCGGACCTTCTCTTTATCTTTCGCCCATCTCTCAAAGTCATCGTACAAGTCAGACGTGCATTCTAAATTCCCCTTCACAGGTTCTGTCCGCTCTTTTACCCAGCGGCCCACAAGGTCCTCGCTCTCCATGTATTCTTCGCTCGCTTCATCTATTACCTGGCATTTCGGAAACGCCCCCGGACCTTCGCCATTCTTATAATATTGTCGCGCAAAATAAATTAATTGTGCTAATATTTGCGGACCTTCTTTTTTAAAAAGTTTCTTCGCAAGATTTGGATCATCTTCTTTGTCGGATACAGTGTAATCAAATGGAACCATCCGTATGCGCCGTCTTATCGCCATGCCAGTGTCCTTCAAAGTCAGCTTCGGATTACTCCCTACCGCAATTTTACAAACAGATCGGAAATCGACGTCCTTCAAATGTTTTCTCTTAGCATTCATCGCGCCGCCATCAATTACAGTCTTAAGCTGGTCCATGTTCAATCGCCCTTCCGGCGCATCGATAAGCACCCCCAGCCGCTTCCCTGGCAAACACTGTAAATCAAATTGGCTCTGAAACCGGTTCTCGATTACAATGTCCTTGGGAAGTGCTATCCCATAATCTCCGAATAATTCCAGCATTAAATTTAATAAAACAGATTTTCCATTCTTCCCCTGCCCGTGAAAGTTGACGAAGAAAGAAGCGCCAGTTTCACCTGTCAGGCAGTATCCAAAATACTGCATTAAAAAAAACGCAAGATCAGGCCTTTTTTCTCCGTCCTTACTTGTCACTTTAGTTAGAAATTTTTCATAGTCTTCACCAAAGGCGGGAAATATCCATTCGCCATCTTTATCCCTCGTCAAAGTATTTGATTTTAACTTGGTACACATGGAGAACATATCTTCAGGCTCGCAGCGGCGCGTTTCTCCCGTCCTAAAATTATAATAATCACCCATGCTATTTACCAGCGCTGGATCCGCGTCAAACTTTTCTTGCTCAACCGCAATCACTGTGTCGCATTTTAAAATTTTTTTTATCGCGGCTATACCATCAGACGACAGAATCTTACGCGCAAAAGGCACTTCGCCTTCCGTCGCGCGTGACGCTTGTTCCCATAATAGGTTGCCAAAATGTGTTATTACCCTCTGCACCGCGGCTTCCGCGTATTTTTCTGTCCATCTTCCTTCACTGTCATTATAAACAAGCCAGCCTATCTGCGGACAAAATCGTATATACCGGCCGCATGTCTCAACAATTGCGTGAGTCAAGTGGACCTGGTTTATATCATGATCTTCAAATACATTATAATCTTTTGGAATCTTGTCAATAATAAAAGCAGCCAGGCGCCCGGACTCCGTCTGTTCGCGTTTTTCGGATCTCCTCGTCTTCAATCCCGTGTTAATATAATTGTCTTTCGCCGCCGCCTGTCTCGCCATTTTTTATTTCTTATCTCCCAAACCCTTTTTAATTCTTAAAGAAACTGTCTATTTTTACTACACATTTTTTTATTAAAAATATAAATAATGCAGGTATAGCAGCAATAACCCACATTGGCCAGCTTATTACTATACCTGTATTCTGGTATCCATTATTTCCAGTTAATTCCTCTCCTGTTTTTATTTCAATAATTTTTAATATTGTATATATAAGCATCCCCACTGCTATATAACCAAAAATACATGCCAATACAAATATTATCTTCACTTCGTGCACCCCTTAAATAATAAATCCGCCAGTTTCGTATCGGTAAAAATACAATCCTTGCCTGCAATTTCCCACAGATAAACTTTACCGCCGGCTATGGCCAAAGCATCGATGCTCTCAAGTATACGATCAAGCCATTTAACAGGCACTGTCTCTTTTCCCAAATATTTTTTATATAAATTTTCTGCCGCCGACCCCGGGAAGCCTTTAATAATATCAATACGTTCTTCGCCGTCTAATATGCAATTATCACGTAGTTCAGTTCCTAAAAAAGACACAGGCAGCGACGTTTCTTGAAAAACACATGTTCCGCCGTAATCCTGTAATTGATAATAAACTCCTTGCATTAAACCTTGCCGCACTTTTTCATACGCTTCCCCTTCAACGATTTTCTCGCGTTCAAATGTGCTCAATAAATCGTATGTTTCCAGCACTCGCCAGATAACTTTATGCCGCGCATCTATAAATTTTCGCCAGCTTATTTTAAAATCCAGAACATATTTGCAACTGTCGCCAAGCCTACCGGCATAATACATAACCTTTCCAATAAACATTCTCTCAATATCAATACGCCCCTTTTTCGTTTTTCTTTTTTTCAAGAGTTGTTTCCATTCTTCTTTTTCCCGTTGTTCCTGGGAGATAGTTTCTTCCTGCTCGTTAAGTTCTTCGTATATATCGACGTCCGTAACTTGTTCACTGGAAAGGTTACCGCTCATTCTTCATCCTCCATATCTAGTTCGTCCGCTTCAAGATTATCCATATTTGCTTTTTTCTTTGCAGGTTTTTTTCCTCCGGAAGCCTTTTTTGGAGTATCTTCCCCATGGGGCGCAGCGGCTTTTTTATCTGCTTTTATCAATTCGCTTTTCTTTTTGTCACCAAGAATTTTATTTGCCACTTCCTTCGCAACTTCCAGATAAAGCGTTTTATATTCCTCTCTGTTCATACATGCGTATTTCAGGAATAAGTTGTTATCGATATTATGTTTTTTATCAAAACATTCCCTGCCTGGTACCTGCCTTCTAAACTCATCGTTAAATATTAAATAAAAATGGAATAATTTCTGCACGTTCTGCGGGATTGAAGCAAGTATATCAACAACAGGATCCGAAACAAGTTCCTTATACATTTCTTTTTGCTCTTTATTAAATTCTTTTTCAATCAGCGAGCCTGACATATATATATCTTCATTGATTAATTCCAGGAATATTGACATATAATTTACCTGTATTACACTGCTCGTTTCTGTGTTTTCATCCAGTGCCACATTCCTTGATATAATGCGTCTGTATATTTCATCTTCGATTTCCCCTTCAAATGTACCTTGGAACTGGCATTTTTTGTCTATAGTCTCGGCGATTTCCAGCGGTTGTGCTCCGCGATCTTCTGCAACAGCATCCAGTATTTCTTTGCCGTATTCTTCAATTAGCCTGGCTTCGTTTTTTTTACTTGTGGCGTTTCCGCCGTCTTCCCCGGCAGCAGGTTTTTCTCTCGCCGGCATTTTCACTCTTTTACTGTATCCAATGCGCCGTACAGACAATACGCCTTTATAATCCGTTTTTATTTCCCAGCAGGCATCTTTCTTCCGGTTTGTTTCGCCTGAAAAATCATAATCCTTTCTTTTCATAACAGCATACTTGCTGCAGCCAGGAAACATCACAAACGATGCCTTTTCATAAATCTGCTTCGGAACGCCATCGGAGAAAAATATTTTATCGTCAGTCCGCACACCGGCTTCAGTGAGTTGTATCGTCTGTGTTTCCAGTTCCATGCCTATCATCTTTTGCCATTTTGTAAGATAACATTCACTGAAGAGACAAACGTCTTTTAAATAATCGTACTCTTCAAATAATTCGTTGCCGTCATTGTGGGTGCGTTTGTCGCAGTTTTCGCAACCCTGCATACATTTAAAAATTCTAAACTTTTGCTTTTTATAAATAAATGTTGTTATATCGTTTTTGTTTATTTTTATTTCTTTTCCTATTTCTGAATCCATGTCGGTTATCGATTTATGCTGCTCATAAAATTCCATCTGATCGTCCTGCGGAAGTTCTGCAAGCAACGCAGCATCCGCAATGTCAAACCTGCCGTCCCGGAATAAATCCTTTAACTCCGTTATAAGCCCGCAAAGACGCAGCCTCTTGTAAATCGCCGCAGGACTGCGCGCGAAATACTGCGCAATCTCACTGACATTCATCCCTTTATCCGCGCGGCTTTTAAAAAGCAGCGCCTCATCAAGCGGATGCATCTCCTGGCGGTTTACGTTTTCCGTCAGAGCAATTTCTTCATCATCGCGCGGATCGTCTACAGGATATACAAGGCAATACTCCTCTTTTTTATCCAGAGACAACGCCGCCGCCAAACGCCTTCGTCCGGCAATCACGGTAAAATACGCACCGTCACACCGCAGCAATGGCGGCTGGATAATCCCGACTTTTTCAATACTGCTTTTCAACTGCTCGAAACCGTCTTCCTTCGTGTTCCTTCTGTTGCTCTCGCTTACAATCTTTTCAAGCGGTACCAACTTTAAAACAACTGCCGATTCTTTACTCATTTCCGTTCTCCTGATTTATTTTAGTCCCGGACATACGTCCAAGAATTCTTGTTCTGCCTAACTTAATAGTTAATTTCCAATTTGCTACACACATGATGATTAATAATTTTCTTAATATTTTTTTCATATTTAATAATCCTCCTCAATCGTACCAAATATATTGTTTGCCATATTCTATTTTTATTACCCCATCAGGATAATTATTATGAATATCTATTAAATTTGAAATAAAAGTTTTATTTTTAGATTTACCTTTCACTGTATCAATAGTAATTCTATAATCATCCCTATCAGGTGAAATCATATAGCCATTTAAAGTAACAGGTTCTTTGGGATACTTTTTAAATAATTCTAAATACTCACCCATTGACGGAGTTTCCATTTGCTGTCTTTCGTTTGAATCAATAAAATCATTTTCAAAAAGTTTAAAGAACGTCGCTAATGTCATATTAAAAAAATGATGACAGCCGCCTGTAGTATAATCTGCGGTAATGCCGACTATTTCTTGCCTAAGCGCATCGTTTTTATTCATGACGGTCTCCAATCCTGCGGTGGTTTACCAAAAGGAGTACATGCGCAGATAATATAATAGCGTTCATCTTCAAAAGCGTTTTCTATACAGTCTATTTGCCATATATCATTAGGATCGTCACCGTCCATGAAATAAACCGCGCCTGTCCATTCCTCGCCGTACTCTTCTTTAAATTGTTCCGGCGTGGGGAATTTTCGGTGAAAGAATCCACAGTCATTATCAGTGCATTTTGCAGTAGACTGTGATGGTATCCCACAGCCATAATAATTACAGCTTCCAACGCTACACCTATCCTTTCCAGTAAAAGCACCAATTGTACAATAATATTCTTTATCAATTGTCAACGTCTTAAGCATTATTCTTCCTCCTCGTCATCAAATAATTCTTTCGTGGTTTTATAATTCATCCACAATATTTCATCTCGGCGGTTTTTATTTTCGTCATACGCCGATATCGATGTCTTATTAAAATTCTTTAAATGTGTTTCGTATATTTCGTTCTCATACCCAGACAATATAATTTTCGCTTTTGAATTGTTTATTAATTCGCATAACCTGACATGATCTTCATCCGACATCTCATGCGAATAGTATTTTTTATTTTTCCTTGTACTATAAACGTATGGCGGATCCAGATACATTAAAACATTCTCTCGATTGTATTTTTCTATCAGAACAAAAGCGTCGCGGTTCTCTATTTGCACAATGTTACCCGGCTTGGGTTTCAGACGATATACCGCCTGTCGTATCAGTTCCGGCAGTTTAATAAATGTTTCAATGCCGTAATTATCCGATTTTATATTATGCCGCCACCCGGTCTTACTGTTATTATTGGCTCCGATAGAACAATAGCACATAATTAAAAAGCGACGCGCGTTTTCAAGATTCGATTCAGTTTTATCATAAGATTCTGTATACTCCTGTCGGCTCCATGGAGTATTCTCAATTAAGTAAGCAAGCGCTTCGCCTTTTTCTCTTATCTGAAAAAATAAATTATATACATCACCGCTTAAATCGTTCAGAGTTTCAATAAGGCTCGGTTCTTTCCTGAAAAATATTGTCCCGGATCCAAAGAACGGTTCAAGATACGTCATATTTTTGTATCCGTCCGGAAACAATGAGATGATTTTATTAGCAATCCTGTTTTTCATTCCAGGATATTTCAATATTGTTCCGGTCATTTGTTTATCCTCTCCGCCGCACATCCCGGCCGTAACCCGCTGTCAGAATTAATCTGCTTTATAACTTCACGTAAACGGCGTTGCAATGTATCGATTGTTCTTTCAAGACGTCCTTTCTCAAGCAATAGATTCTCCATTTCCCTTTCACCTTTGCTGCTCTGCGAAGCGTCGGTACCGGCGCCGGCGCACTTCACCTGTGCAGCGCTTTTCCCTGCCTGCGCTGCGAGCGCCATCGCCCTGCGCTTGACTCCGTCGCGTTCGCTCGAAATAATCTCTTGAATATCAGCGGTAATACCTTCCGGCAGATCCATCACCGCTATAATTTGCGCCTTCTTTGCGGATTCCAGGGAGATATGCGCTTTACGCATTACCACATCTTCCATCCGGACGCCTTTCGCCAAACACGCTTCATGCAATTTATTTATGACGTTACCAAGATCGCGCTGTAAGTTTGCAATCGCGCGGCTTATTGTCTGCGCTTCATTAATTAATTCTTTTAACTCCGAATCGATTACAGGTTTATAAATGCCGGCAGTCTCGGCTTTATCCGCCAGATCGTCAAGTATCGAATGAAACAATTTAGTATGCGAGCGGCTTCCCGTCTGCCCGTATTCCGTATATTGAATGTGATGCGCCAGTTCGTGTAGCGCCGTATACATTAACATCGATTCGTTTAAACCGTCTTCGGTTATATAGTTCCGGTTATTAATTACTATTTCGCGTGTAGCAGGTCTATAGAAACCGTTTCTGCTGCGGCTTTTCTTTCCGGAGAACTCAACTGTAAACGGTTCTTTACATTGGTGTACTTCATTTAACATTTGCATAACATCGTTTTGATTTAAGCCATCTTGCAACATAATAATTAATCTCCAGGATCTTTCAAATTTGCTCCACAGTATTTACAATAAGGCGGTCTTCCGTCTTCCGGGTCATAACCACAATCCGGACAATGAACGCCGTAATCATCTTTTTCCCAGTATCTCACCTCTGTTCCGCCTAAATTAATTTCGCAAATCATTTCAGGCGCATAAGCGGTGATACCGTTATCTTGAAATAATTTTGCGAAATACGTTTTTCCAACCCTGGCGCCGCCTATAAATATAATTGCGTTTCCGTTTTTTATCGCATCATTCATTATCTTTTTTTGATCATTTGTAAATTTTACTAAACTGCTTTCTGTTAAAAACGTTTCAATTTTCTTTTCCATAATGCTCTTCCTCCTTAATAAAAAAATCCCCACGGGCATTCCAGGCATTGACGGCTAAACGGAATGAAAAGCCGACGCCAAGATACCCCTCCTGCCCATGGGGATAACTCACAGATAATAAAAACCCTCCTAGTGTGCTATAATCCAAGGGATCCAAACCTCGCCCGTAGGGCAGGACTATTTCACACCCCGGAGGGTAATAATGAACATACAACCAAACTGTGCAAAATAGTGAGATTTCTTTTATCATTTCCTCATAGCCTGATGGTGTTCTCATACCTACGCACACTCCTTTTCATCCTGCGCCTGTTTATGCTCGCTCCAGACAACATGCGCGTCAATAAACGGAAAATCATTTTCTATCTGCTTGATTTTTTTTGCAACAAAATTATAATTACCTGTCATTGAAAGCGGCATCCAGAACTGACCTTCGGTTTCTATTCCGCTTGCCCTGATAATTGTGTAACCGAGCAGTACAGCCTTGTCTGTTTTGTGAATCGTTTTAAATTCTTTCAACACATCGAAACCAATATGCTGGCAGTGCTCACGCTTAGCAACATGAAAGGCCTTCCAGAATTCCGGCGTAGGTTTATTATTTTTAAACCATCTCTTTTTAATCCAAAATAGAACAGCGTCATGACACATCAAATACGCTTTCTCTGTTTCTTTCTCGATATACAT